GTTAACTATACTCCTGATGGAAACTATGCAACCTATGAAAATACTTCAATGGTTGCATATGATATTCAATTTAACTTCAAGGAACTAGAACCAGTCTTCCACAATGACTATTCCGCACTTGATGATAATAAAGACGAATCAATAGGTTACTAAAATGGCTAATCCATACTTCCGCAACTTACCCAACTTCGAATACGTCAATCGTGATAAAGAAGGTAAATTTATTTCAAACTATACTGAAGTAAAAAACCTCTTCAAGAGAGGTAAACTTAGAGAAGATCTCTTTCAAGATCTAACTGTCTTTGAAAAATATAATATTAAAGGTGATGATAGACCTGATAATGTTGCCTATGAAATCTATGGAGATTCTACTTTAGATTGGGTTGTTTTATTGTCAAATAATATTGTGAATATTACTAATGAATGGCCTTTAACTCAACAAGCATTTGAAAATTATATATTAGATAAGTATGACACACTTTCAAAACTTGATGAAACTCATCACTATGAATCAAATGAAGTTAAAGATAGATCGGGTGTCATAGTCTTTCCAAAAGGAGTGCAAGTTTCTGCTGCACAAAGTGTAAGTTATTATGAACATTTAGATGATGAAGTAATAACAGTTAATCCATTATCAAAAGCAGTTACTAATTATCAATATGAAGAGGATATAAACAATAAAAAAAGACGTATCTTCTTAATCAAACCAGTATATCTAAATATAGTCTTTGATGATCTAGAAGAAATGATGCAATATAAAGAGGGTTCCACCCAATATGTGAGTGAAACCCTAAAACGTGCTGATGATATTCGACTATTTGAATAGTAAGTTAATCCATGCTGCAATAACTAAAAGAGTTAAGCAGATTTGATTATACTTCAACTTTCTGCCAACTTCTGGAAGTAAGATAGAGCATCATCTTCATCAGAATCTCCTTTCTTAGATGCTGGTGATGTAGATACTGCTTGTGTTACTGTCTTTGCAGCAACCTCATAAGATCCACGACCTTCACTCTCACCCTCTAACTCCTCATCAACACGACGTTGAACAGGTTTTTTACCTAGAACATACTTAAGACGCTTCTCAAGATCTTCATAAGTCTTGAACTGGTCTGGAGCAGTAACAGCAGTAAGAGAATACTGCTTCTTCCATAATGCTTCTAGTGCATCATCGTCATCAAGAAGTGGTGAAACTGAATCAAACTCTGACTTATCATAGTTCCAGAATCCATCCTTCTTAACAATCTTCAACTTGAAGTTTGCACCTTGCCAGAAATCAAAAGGATTGATTGGAGTTTCATCCTCAAACTCAGGCTGCATTGATTCCATAACCTTATCAAAGATCTTCTTACCAAACTTGAATAAGAATACTTTACCCTCATTCTGAGGATTAACCTGATCTCTTACAACATATATGTTGCTGTAATATGATAACTTACGTTTCTGCTTACGAACCGTATCTTTATCTGCTTCGTTGCCACTGTTCCATAATTCTCTATTATAATCAGAGACTGGATCTTTACCACCATTAGTGGTTAGTGAGTTCTCAATATACCATCCACCTGGCCCTTGAAAGGCATGTGAATATAGTTTTGCCCAAGGGATTTCTTCTCCATCAGGTGCAGGTAGGAATCTAATTACGGCATAACCGTTTCCTGTTTTATCTAGTTCTGGTTTCCAAAGGCGGTCATCTCCACCTCCACCAGTATTATTAACTTTTTCTACTTCTTTGACTAACTTGGCAGTCAGTGAACCTAAGTTCGACTGCTTCTTTAGACTTGCGAAAGACATTCGGATTTCCTCGGATTAAATTGGATTTGGCTTGTGGTACTCTATTATTTTAGTATTAATTTTTAGAGATGTCAAGTTGTTGTTTCATCATGTTTATCATATCACTCATCTGATTAAAAAAGACAGTCATATCAATATTTTTTGGAAGACCCATTAATACAGCAGACTTAAGAATTTCTTCTTTCATCTCCTTTGCTTTAGGATCAGATGATAAACTCAAACGTGCATACATAATTTTTTGTTTTTCAATAAGTTTTTCCAAAAGTTCTATATGATGTTTTTTATCAGCATCATTCATATAATAAAACTTCATTACATTAGAATAGACCTCTTCCTGAAGCTCTTGAACTTCAGTCATCTCTGCTCTAACTATATCAGAATCAAAAAAACTCATGGATTAACAACAACCTCCTTCAAGATTTTTTTATAACGGAATACATCTATATTTAGGAAAGGTGAGTATTTTTTCACCCTCCTACTGACGGTTTCCCACACAGGATCTTTTAACTTTTTATCAAAGTTTTTTCCGTATCCCAGTATTCTATCATATATTACCATACTTTCAATACTTAGACTACCCCCTAAAAATTTCTTTAATATAATTGGATGACCTTTACTACAATCAAATACATCATCAACCTTATTATTCATAAACAAACTCTCCGATTCTTCTTTAAAAATATAAGAAAGTGACTGAACCTTTTTCTTCCATTCAGTATATCTACCCTCACCTTCTTTAATCATCTCTCCAATCCACATTGTTTCTGGATTACTAGAGTATATAAAATTAGATACAAAAAATTCTTCTATTTCCTTATCACTCTTCTTCCTTGCAAACTTCTCAAACCAAAACCTATCTTTTCTCTTATAGAAGGCTTGATGTGTTGCCCTAACCTTACCATGATACTTTAAATAATCATACTTATCTTTAGTGAAGTGATTCTTCATTGCAAGATAGCATTTATAGGCATCAAAAGGCATCATAAAAAAAGTAATAAGGCGATTTTTTTGGCGAGGCTTTTTTCGCCCTTTTTTGGATTAAAAAACCAATTTCGCACGGCTAGTGCGTTTCAAAAAGTTTAACTCTTGTGCTTCATACTTAATCTTTTCTTTAAGAGGCTTGGATATAAGTTTAGGAACTGATTCCAAATCGATAGCATTGTTTTCACAAAAGGAAACTATTGCATCAATGTAATTCATACTATCATTAGTCTGAACCATACCCTCAATTTCTTGGGCAAATCGTGCAGGACAAAAGAACTTGTCTTTTAATGCCTTTTCAAGTTCATTCTCCATTCTCGCTCCTAGTATTGTGAGATACAAATTCTTTAATATAACGAACCAATAGCTTAATATAATCCCCTTTGTTTCTTTTGTCAAATATTTTTACATCACCACCAGGTGTTACCATGATAGTAATTAATTTTTTGACAGGGATCTCAGTTAGTTCGTAGTAAGCAGCAGCATAAAACATTTCCTGAACAAAGTAGTTTTCAAGCCACTTTTCAGGTTTAATCTTTTCAGAGGTTTTAAAATCTATAACTGCTAATTCACCCTCATACTCCGCTATACAATCAACTCTACCTGCAAGACCATAATACTCAGAGTAAAGGGTTCTTTCTATAGCGTGTATATTATTTATCTTATCCAGATATGGTGTTGCATGATGCATCATAAACTTAGTTGCTGGTCTATACTCTTCCCAAAGCAACTCTCTATTCTCTAAGTATGCTTGTGCTGCTTCATGAAAATCAGTTCCACGAGCAGTTGCTTTCTTAGTAATTCGATTAGCTTCTTCTAGACCAACTCGCTTTCTCCAATTAATAAAGATCTGACGATTATAAAAAGAAGTTACAGATGTAATAGAAGGAACCCATCTACCATCTGGAAGATTGTATAACCTTATTCCATTAGTTTCTTTCTTGTTTAATTCAAGATCACCTAAGTGATTAACATGTTCAAATTTCATTTAAATCCTTTAAGATTAGTAGGTTTCTTTTTTTTAAATAAAAAACTTACAGGGCATTTACTTACATTTTCTGTTCTAGCAAATAACTTTCCTTTCCAGTTTTTATCTTTCCAACCAGTTACTTGTTTCTTTGCATATACCTCCTTAATTTTAGCAATCATCTTAGGACTTTTTTCTTCCTTAAGCATGACTCCATCATCCAGATTATCTGTTGGATAGAAACGTATCTTACAGACAGGATCACCTTTCTTAATAATAACTGGTTTAGTTTCATCAACTACTGTCATAGCAAGACTAGATGCTCTTGACCAATTAGATAAATTAAACCAACCACCAATAGCGATAAAATTATTAGTCAATGATGTCATAGGATGAGCATCAAATTCAAACCAAACATTATCCTCCTCTGTATAGAACATAAACATCGGAGATTTTAATTGCAACACTGGTAGTGACGCACTAAAATAATCATCATTAATGGGTAATTTTAATAGATCTTTACGATTAGTTGTAACACGATTTCCTTCTGGAGTTCTGTCAACCTTGGCTTCAAAATCAACAGGGGAGTGTGCCACAAATATTCTATTGTTTTTATGATGCACAACAGGGCATTTTGAGTGAACATATTCTTCATCTAATCGTTCTCTCTGAAGGCACTCACCAGGAGTATCAACTCCAAAATAATGTATTCTTGTGCTCATTACATACCCATTTCCAATTTAGTAAGGATGTATTCCTTAACTAATCCAGATCTAACAATATCTTCTATTCCAAACTCAACAATATTAACTGAAGACATATTACGAAGAATCTCCAT